GTAGACAATGAAAAAGCCCCGAGACCCTTTGAAAAACAAGGGTTTCAGGGCTTTTTTAATTGGAGCAGGTGAAGGGAATCGAACCCTCGTGTTCAGCTTGGGAAGCTGACATTCTGCCATTGAACTACACCTGCATCTCAGCGACTTTAACAGTATAGCACATGGAAATAAAAATTGCAAGACATTTTCCATGCCCTTTTTTGCTTCATGTTTGCCCTTGTCAAAGGAGAGAGTTTCGAGATAATACTGAGAATATATAGAGAAAGGAGATTTATATATGCATCCGATTGTGGAGTTTTTGAGGAAGGTCGGCACTTTTTATCTGGCTACTGCTGACGGCAATCAACCCCGGGTAAGGCCGTTTGGGGCGGTTTCAGAATTTGAAGGAAGGATCTACATTCAGATTGGTAATCAAAAGGCGGTCTTTGCACAACTTGAGGCCAATCCGCGGGTAGAGATTTCTGGCATGGTCGGGGAGCGCTGGATTCGGTTGAGTGGTGTGATCTTGCTGGATCCACGGAGAGAAGCAAGAGCGGCTATGCTGGAGCAAAACCCTGCCCTGCGGGACATGTATAGCGAAGACGATGGCATCTGCGAAGTGCTGTATTTCCGTGAGGGCATAGCAAAAATCTGTTCTTTTACGGCTCTGCCTGAAACTTACCGTATCTGACCCTGTTGTAATCCGGCGCACCTTTCCTTGGCCCTCTCATAGAATGGTACGGAACCCTTCCAACTACTCTTTCTAGGAGGTATTACAATGCCTGAGAAGGTTGTGCCAGGCCCTGTGCAGGATACCGCGTGTATCCGCGAGGCTGTGTGTATTCACACGAAAAAGATTTTTGACAGTTGCAAGGAGTAAGATATAACACTTTATAAGTTGTTTATTTAAGGGGCTGCGCAATACGCAGCCCCTTTGCCTTAGAATGGTTTAAGTTCGATATTCAGCTCAAAAGCAAGGGGTTTTGTCTTCTTTTCCTTGGTATACCATATCACGTCTATAACACTGTGCAATAGTGCGTTTCGGTGGGCCGCATCGGCTGTGTCATAGGCTTCCAGCACAGCCTGGATGCGCCGGGCAACGCCTTTCGGGTCAGCAGATTTAGCGGCCTCCAGAGCAGCCACAGCTTCCGCTTCACGGGCCTCCAAGTCGGAGAGTTTGGCTTTCACCTTCTCCATGCGCTCCCGGAAGGTAGGAATATCATATTCCCCGAGCTCCAGCAGCTCATATAGCCTGGACTTCTGACCGCTTGCCGCCGTCAGTTCCTTTCGGACGGTGGAGAGGATAGCCTCCAGACGTTCCGTGCTTTTGGGGGCGGCCTGGGGACGGGCTGCCGTCAGCTGTGCCAACTGCTCCCGCAAAAATTCAAGGATGCGCTCCTCAACATATTCCAGCTTTGCGGCAGCGCAGCAGCCGGGCTGGGGGCAGAGCAGGTAGGCCCCTTCTGCATGTCCATGCGCTGCATATTGCCGCCGCATTTGGCGCACTTTACCAGACCGGCCAGCGGGCTTTTAATTGTGCCGTCCTGCTTAGACGGGATATAGCGTCCGGCCATGATCTCCTGCACTCTGTCGTACAGCTCCTTTTCGATGATGGCCGGATGGAGGCCATCTGTAATCGTCCAATTCTCCCGCGGCTGGTAAATGATAATGTGCTTTGGGTTGCCTTTTGTCCCTTTACGGATATGCTTTTTCTGGTCCCACACAATTTTACCTGTAAACGTCGGATTGCGCAAGATGTGGGCGACAGAATTTCGCGTAAAACGGTCGGAGCGGTGGGGACGGGCGCCCAGAGCATTGACCTGCCGGGCAATCGCGGAGCAGCCATAGCCCCCGGCATACATCTCGTACATCATCCGGACGAACTTTGCCTCTGGTTCGTAGATTTCCAGGGTGGGCTTCCGGTCTACTGTGGTTTTGCGGTAGCCATAGGGGGCGTTGGCCACATAGCAGCCCTCCCGTATGCTCTGCTTGAGGCCGCGCTGGAGGCGCTTGTTAATGATTTTGTATTCGCGCCGGGACATAAACGTCTTAAATTCGGCCAGCTCATCATCTATTTCATCTGCAAGATTATAGGTCTTGTCCGGGGTGACAATGAGCGTGTCGGATTCCCGGAAGGTGTCGAGGATGATGCCCTGGTCCTTCATCCGCCCGCGGGAGAGCCGGTCCAGATCCATGCACAGCACTGCGTCATACCGCCCAGCCTCTACATCCTCCAGGAGGCGCAGCATCTCCGGACGGGCATAGAGGGATTCGCCGCTCTTGACTTCGTAGTAGGTTTCGATAACGTGGATCCCATGGGCCTGTGCATACTCCGCCAGCGCGGCCCTGTGTTTGGCAAGCACCTCCTCAGTATCCAGTCCCTCTTCCAGCCGGGATTTGCGGAGGTATTCAGCAGCGTCCATGCCTGTCACCCCTTCTGTGCGCACCTGCGGATTTAACCGATAAATAATACATACGTTCGATTCTTGGCGTATTAAGGAGCCGCCCCCGCAGGGGCGGCGCTTTTTACTCCCCGTAGTGGGTCCGGCACTGGGCAATCTCAATACGACCGTCTTTAATCCGGTAGACCAGCCGGTTGCTCTCATCAATACGGCGGCTCCACCAGCCAGAGAGATCTCCCTTCAACGGTTCGGGCTTTCCGATCCCCTCATAGCCATTGCGGGAAATATCCTGAAGGAGCAGATTGATACGTTTGAGCGTCTTGCGGTCTTGCGTCTGCCAATAGAGATAATCCTCCCAGGCTCCGTCTTGCCACAGCTTATTCATCGTCAACCTCAATCAGGTCATGGACCTGTCCGTTTCCAGCGTCCAGATCTTTGATTGCCGCTCGGAGCCGTGCCTGATTTTCGGCAGAATAGAAGGGGTCGAGGCGGAGGTCAAAGGGAATGCCGTTACACCGTATGCACTGCTTGAGAAACATGGTGGTTGCCGTTGTCATATTGAGCCCCAAGTCGTCAAACAGCGTTTCGGCTTTCTTTTTCAGCGCATCGTCTATGCGAATATTGATGTTGGCCATATAATCATCTCCTTGTGCATATAATAATATCACAATGTAATTACAATGTCAACACAAATGCGCTTATGTGACCAACTTATGCCCTGCGATTTTTTCACTACGCCCTTTTTCAGACTACTAATCGGTAATATCAGCCTGAATATCATCCACTGCATCCCAAAAATCGGTCTCATTAACAATTACAATGCTAGCACCCGCTTTGCGCAGGTTGACGGCCTCTTCTATCTTACGACCGTAGCAAGCATACGCCCAGCAGGGATTTCCTGCATTTCCAACTACCAAGTAATCTGTTTTCGCGGAAACAGAGGAGCGAACCTTGCCGCCCAGTCGAGCGATGACATCGGCAATCTCAGCTCGTTTTGCCCGGTAAGATTCTCCAGTAAAACAAAAGAGTTTCTCTTTAAAACTAATCTTAGGACAAGTTGCGCAGATCCCGCTGATGCTATATTTTTCCCGCAACCTAAAGAAGTCCTTTTCCGACAGATTGTAGGAAGAGGTAAAGTCAATGACATTTCCAAAGAAGGCCATTAACTGTTCCCTCTCATCTACTGTAATTTTCTTATCTTCCAGGATAACCTGGAGTAGGCTGTTGATTTCATCGAAGGGATATGTGCCCGCCAAAAAATCATTTGCATCAATCCAAGCATTTAGCGTAGTAATTTCCCGATCGCTTAATTCCCCATCGGCGAGTAGGCCATGAAGCAGACCAGAAAGAAATTGAACAGAAGAGGTTACCATATCGTAGTAAGATGAGTTATCTGCAAAATTATTGCAAAGCCAAAGAATATCTTTAGCTTCATCTTCGGTTACGATGCCATCTTCATAGGCGTGCTCTACCACTGGCAGGATTTCCGAAAATGGATGCCGGTCTCTCAGGTGAGCATGTAGCTCGCACCAATGTACCAACTCTGTGACCTCGGAAGAGGCGACATTCATGTCGGAATTGATACCGGCCACTAAGCCCCGTAGGGTATTAATCGCCTTATGCAATTCTGCGGGTTTAGTAAATGTGCGGTATTCCTCAATCTCCTTTGCAGACATGGCGTTGTCTCCTTTCAGCGCCCGAGCAGGGCATATTTTCGTTTACTCATCATCGCAAATGAGACGGCCAGCCAATGACCAAGAAGTTGGTGCGCATGGATAATATTCAGGGAAATATGGGGATATGGATTGCATAATAGAGTGTTAGCATCATTGGCTATAGCCATATCCTCACATCCATTTACCAGCCAAATATATCCTGTTGATATCCCGGTGTCCACTGGCCCAGAACCCGGCCAACGGTACGGAAGTTGTCGGACGGCTTCACAATAATGTCCTCATATTTGGGGTTGAGTGAAATGAGCCTGACCTGCTGGCTGGCGTGGTCTACAGCCAGCTTCTTACAAAATGCCTGCCCATTCAGCACAAAGATTCCGATTTTCCCGGGGTCTACGCTGAGGGCGGCCTGTACAAATACAGTGCCGCCGTCGTGAACTTTCGGCTCCATGCTGTCGCCGGATATCACAATGCCAAAGTCAGCCTTGTCCGGGATAACTCCGTCAGGATACTGTTCGATGTGATATTCGGGCTCATCCAGATAGTTGCCCAGGCCGGCGGCGGCGGGCTGGTCGTAGACCATAAGCTCCACTATACCGTTGCCGCCGCGTTTGGATTTCGGGGGAAGCGATTTGCGGGAGGCCTCCGGCGCTGCATCCAAAGCAGGGCCGGAGGCCTTTTCGCTGCCTCCGTTCTGCTCAGTGTTTTCTTCTCCCACAATTTCCCGTAGCCGCCTCTCCAAAATTCCCCATTCGCCCTCATTGAGCCGGGACAGGACGGAAATGAGGCGGCGCTTGAAGTTGTCGTCTTCGCCGCTCATGGCGCTATCAATAAAGGCAGCGATCTGGTTGTCACGGCTGGTCTCAGTGAACATAGGTTCAGAACCATTACGCAACCAGTTCTCATTGGTATGAAATTCACGGCATATCGCTTTTATAACAGCTTCGGATGGAATACGGGCCCCGGTTTCATAAGTGGTGATTGTATTCCCTTTGACTCCAAGGCGCTCGCCAAACTCAGTTTGAGTAAGGCCGACCTTTTTCCTAAGCTCCTTGATTCTATCCTTCAAGTCATCGCCTCCAATCTTCCACTATAAAAATACTCCTAAATACTCACTCTGTCAACATTTTATTTTAAATAGTTGTTGACAATGGTGACTTAGTGAGTTAATATGTAGACACAGTGAGGGAGGTGACATTATGCTTCAGGCATATCGGCTACCCAGCGAAATAAGCACAGACGCAAAAGAGTTGGGTGAAAAAATTGCTGCTCTGATCGTGACCAGCGCGGTAACGTACAAAGATGCGGAAGACGCTTTGGAACACGCCCAAGGACTGCTGATGACTACAACGCGGCCAGTTAAATACCAAGTTCAGTGAGACGGTTTTCGATGGATACGCGGAGAAGTTCAAGCTCTTCATACAGGCTTTCTCTTGCAGTTTTGGACAACGGTGCAACGATACTTTCAGTCCGGCTGCGATAGATATCGAAAAAGCGACTAAGCTCTTGCCTGACGTGTTGATCCACAACACTCACCTCCTTCCTACCGCCCACATTCTACCACAGGGCGGCAGGGAGGGGCAACAGCAACCAAGAGGAGGTGAAGCCACATGTCCGAACTGGAGATTAAAATCGGAGAGACCATCGCGGCGTTGATTCAAAAGCTGGATAAAGAGCAAAGGGAAAAGTTCTTGTGCTTCGCCGAGGGGATGGCCGCCATGGCCGACGCCATCAAGTAGTCCGGGAAAGGAGAACGCTATGTACTTACACACCCCTGAGCAACGGCGCATCATGCGCTGGCTGGAGCAGCAGGACGCGGCGGACAAGCTGGCCCGCGTGGAGGCTGTCACCAAAAACGCACTGCGCATCTATGAGCGGACCGGGGACTCCGCCCTGGTCATTTGCCGGCAGGACGGCAGCATGAAGGTTATGCCCTGCGATGAGGCCTGCTAGGGCCTTACAGCTACATTTTATTCCCCGGGAGGAGTTTTTACCATGCTGGATAACAGCCGGAATATCTACAAAACCGCCCGTGAGGCGAAGGGTTTGACGCAGGAAGCGGCCGCCGAAAAGCTGGGTCTCTCAGATTCCAGCATTCGCGCCTATGAGAGCGGGCAGCGCCTGCCGCCGCCAGAGGTGGTAGATCTGATGGTCATCGCCTACGACAGCCAGCTCCTGGCAGTGCAGCATCTGCGGGCCAGCGCCGACATGGCGCGCAGCATCATACCGCCCATACAGGAGCTGCCTCTCCCGCAGGCTATCATGGAGCTGCTGGATAAGGTTTACGACTTTGTGGAGCGGCACCGCGACCGGGATCTCATGCGCATCGGCAAGGATGGAGTGATTGACGCAGATGAGCGGCCTGTCTTTGACCAAATCGTTGAGACGGAGCTCGGGGGCATCATAGAGGCCGCTATGGCGGTCAGGTACTCCAAGTTTGAGGCGCTGGCGGAAGGCGCCGGAAAATAGGACAGCCAAAGCCCGAATACAATACAGAGGGAGGTGGCGCTGTGGACGGAAATATTGTTGTTACCGTGGAGGAGAAGGTTAAACTCCGATCCAACGGCAAAGAGGACAGGTACACCATTACACGCTATAAGGGCCTTGCTACATATAAGACGGCATCGGGAAAAGAGGTATTGGCGGATGAGGCCGCCTATTTCGACCACGGCTCCCAAGGCGGCGGCTGGTGTTTTTCGATCCACAAGGATTATACCCCTGAGGAGCGT